ATCATCCTGCCCGAAGACGACGAACTGACGGCGCAACTGACCTGCCGCCGGAGCCTGGTTAATTCCAAGGGCAAGCTTGGGGTCGAGTCCAAGGATTCGATGCGAGCCAGGGGACTCGCCAGCCCTGACCGAGCCGATGCCCTTGCCCTCTGCCTTGATGGTGGTAATATCAGTTTCGACTTGACCTTCCCGGTGGAAAAGCCAACGTGGAGGTCATTGCAAGCCTTGATGGAATCGAGCGATCCCGTTATGGCTGGCTTCGACGCAGGAGGTTAATATGAATATCTGGAACTGGATCACTGCAAATTGGGCCGAGATTGTTGCCGCCCTTGGTGGCATCGTGCTTGCCGCGCGTATCATTGTGAAGCTGACCCCGACCCCCGCCGACGATTCGGCGTTGGAGAAGGTTGTCAACTTCCTCAAGACGCTCGGACTTCACATTAAATAACTTTAAGTGATCGGTGCGATTCTTAACATCATCGCGTCGATCCTTCGCCTCATTCCGGGTTGGAAAGAGAAACGCATCGACCGCGCCGAAGGCGAGTGGCGCAACAACCGTGATTCCATTGATCGGGATCTTGGCACTGTTGCTTGGTGGGTGCGCGACAACCAATCCCACGACGAACACGACCGGGGCCGTTGAGGCTCTGATGCGCGATGAGAACTACCCGGCTGTTCGCGATTCTTCTCCTGCCGTCCGCGCATGGGCAAAACGCGCTTTGCATTATATCAACGATTTTCAATTTGAACTGAACAGGGAGCGAGAGAAATGAACGCCAAAGACACACGCCGTAACGATTACTACGTCAGGATTATTGAAGCTCTCAACCAGCGCGAGACCTGGGAGAACCGGCAACGGCTGTTCTACCAAGCTCGGTACTTTGGTGTTCGCCGCAAGGTAAAGCCTTGGCCTACCGCCGCTGACCTGCACGTCCAGTTGATCGACACTGCCATTGAGAAGCTGAAGCCTTCCTTCGTCAATTCCGCCATCGGCAACGACATCCTTTCCAGCTTTGTCCCGATGCGCCAGCAGTTGACCCCTCTGACCGTTTCCGCCGAGCGTTGGTTTGACTATCAGATGCGGGAGAAGTCCAACTTCCAGAAAGAGATTGTTTCCGTCATTGACAACATCCTTCTTTATGGCCGTGGAGTTTCCAAGGTGATCTGGAACGAGGACAAGAAGCGTATTGACTTCGAGGCGATTGATCCCTTCCATATTATCGTACCTTCGTACACCAAGGAATTCAAAGATGCCGATTTCATTGTTCACATCATCTCAACCAGCGTCGATTCCTATAAGGCTAACCCCCTTTACAAGCAGGACGAAAACTTTATCAAGATCATTTCGGGTAAGCCGTCCAAATCGGTGGGCCTACGAAGTGAGATTCAGGACGAGATTTACCGCCGCGAGGGAATTACCCAGGAAGCTGAGAATGATCGCATCATTCTTTGGGAAATGTATACGCCCTCCGAGGACGGATGGAAGGTCGAAACTTATAGTCCGCTGGTTGTCACCGAGGATGTAAGGAAGCCGTTCATCCTTCCCTACCGCCACGGCGAACCTCCTTTCGTTGATTTCCCCTATGAAGTCACAGGGGGCGGTTGGTACAGTCCACGGGGAGTTGCAGAAATTCTCCTCCCTGGAGAGAATCTACTCAACAAGCTGAAGAATAGCCTGAGTGATTACGTTGAACTGGCCAACCGACCCGTTTTCGAGGCTCAGAATCCGATCAGCCTCAACACCGCCAACCTCAAGATGCAGCCGGGCCAGATCCTTCCGCAGGGTCTCAAGCCGGTGCAATTCAGCCAACCTCCCTTCGACTTCCAGCGTCTTATGCTGGAGGAGCGGATGCTGGCCGAGGCCCGGATGGGCAATCCAGACTTTGGAGCAGGATCGCAGTACCAAGTTTCAGACCGCAAGACCGCAACCGAGATTTCGGCATTGCAGGCTCAGGCCGCCGCCTCCGGCGATCTTCGTAACCGCATTTTCCGAATGGGATTGTCCCATCTCTTCAAGCAGTGCTGGTCGCTCTATGTCCAGTACAACAAGCGTGACCTCATGTTCCGCTATGCCGAGGAGACCGGTGCTATGCCGCCCGAAGGTATCCACGAGGAATACTCGATTGAGCCGAAGGGCGGGTTGGACTTTATCAATCGCCAGTTCTCGCTCCAAAAGGCAGTCGCCCGGATGCAGATGTTCCAGGGCAATCCTTTCGTCAACCAAGGCGAACTGGTCAAGTCTGTCATCGAACAGGACGACCCCAGCCTTGTGCGCCGTCTGTTCCAAGACCCGCAGGCTGGTATGGGCGATCAGGCCGAGGATCAGGCAAGCGAAATTGCCACCATGCTTGCCACAGGATTCCCCGTCCAGATCAAGCCCTCCGACGATCACAAGGTCCACATTCAAGTTCTCTTTCAATTTAACCAGGCGGCGCAAGTCCGCCAGCAACCCGTCGATCAAGCGTCTATGCAAGTACTCATGGCGCACCTCCAGCAGCACTTGGCTGCCTTGGAGCAGGTTGATCCCAACACATCCCGCGCCATCCAGAAACAGCTTCGTGATGCGGCCAAACAGGAAATGCGTGCTGCCGAGCAGATTGCTCCGCAGGCCGCACAACCCGCCGCTCCGATGCCTGCTTGAAGGTTCCGGTAATGCGACCGCCCTTCCAGCAGGAGGGGTTAGCCAAACTTTGCCAGTGGGCAAACGAGAAAGGCGTAAACGGCAAGGCCGTTGAGATCGGCGCGTATAGCGGTGAGGGAACCGAGGTTATCGCCAAGTACTTCAAAGAGGTTCTGGCGGTCGATCCTTGGATCAACGGCTACGACCTAAACGATGTTGCCAGCCACCAATGCCCAATGAAGTTTGTTTTTGAGGCTTTCCAGAATCGTACCAAGGGTCTTGGTAACGTATCCTTCAGCCGTGGGAAAAGTCTTGACGCTTTGGAGTTCGTTGGCGATGAATCGCTTGACCTAATCTATGTTGATGGCGATCACAGGTATGAAGCGGTTGTGGCAGACATCCAGGGGTGGAAGCCGAAACTGCGTAAAGGCGGGGTGCTGGCTGGACACGATTGGTCCTTCCAAGCTGTACAGAAGGCTTTATCCGAGACTCTTGACGGCAAGGAAGTCGCGCTTTTCCAAGGCGACTCCTGGGCGGTAGTGGTATGAGATATAAAAGAGGATTTCAGAGAGAGGACGGGATGATTTTCTGGGGGTATAACAAGGCAAGAAAAAATCCAGAAATATGGTTAAATAAAAATGATTTTATTAGGTCAAATTTATTAAAAATTCAATGGCAAAGAAATAATTTAGATAATGAAAAAAATAGGAAGAATGTTCAAAATTGGTATCTAAAAAATAAGTCTAAAAAACTTGCATCTGTAAGAAAATATCAAATGCAAAAAAGATGTGTAAAGACATTGGACAGCAAAATAATTTCAGTATTTTATGAAGCCGCAAAACGAGTTGGTAAATGTATTGGAATAAAATTTCACGTAGATCATATTATACCAATATCAAAGGGCGGAATACACGCACCATCGAATCTTCAATGGGTTCCATATAAATGGAATATATCCAAACACAATAGACAAATTGGAAAACTTTTTGCAGTATAAGTTATTTATGATTAGATTCTTAAGAGCATTTATTTCGTTTTCAAGAAATTATGAGTGGGTTGAAGAACCCAAATGGCTTGAGGAAGATGAAAAGGCATGGACATCATTTCTTGGAACTCCAACTGGGCGCAAGTTAAGCCTAATACTTTTGAACCTAACCCTGCGTCAAAATGCCTCCGCAATCATGAAAAACCATGATAGACTTGCAGAGGCTTGTGGATGGGCTAAAGGTTATAGAGGTTGTGTGGCGACCTTAGAATCGCTCGCAACCCAAAAACTAAACTCCGCCATCTCAGGCTATGGGGATGGATCGGATGAACCAGTAGCCGATTAACCTCACCGCCGAATGACTCCCGGCGAATGGGTGTAAGAAAGGGTCAAATGGCTGATTCGAATAACCTGACGGAGACGGATATTCTGGCAATGGCGCAGGCGGCTGACGAGGGACGGGACTTCAATCCCATTCCCAAGGAAGACGAGAAAGCCAAAGCTGAAACACCCGCACCCGAAAAGGCCAGCGGAGATACCGATCAGAAGCCCGCGACTGACGAAAAAGCCGAAACCAAACAGGAAGCTTCGGGTGAAGTTTCCGCCACTGAGGAGAAATCCGAAGAGGCAAAAAGTTCTTTAACAACGCAACCTTCAGAAGACAAGTCGGAGTCGGCTTCCGAACAAAAGAAGCCGTCCCGATACGAGAAGGCCAAGGGCAGACTCGAAAAAGAGTGGGAAGATGTCCGAGCGGAAAAAGCAAGACTCAAGGCAGAGCGTGAAGCCATCGAGCAGGCGAAAGCCCAGCGGGAGGCTTCGCAGCCTGGTTCTGAGACGCCGAAAACTGGAAATCGACGCTTTAGCGCGGACGATTACCGGGAGGCGGCAAAGAGCTATCGTGAAGAAGGCCGCGACGATCTTGCAAAGCTCGCTGAGACAAAAGCCACCGAAGTCGAGACTGAAGAGCAGAAGGAAAGCCAAGCCAGGGTCCAAGGACAGCTAAAGAAGGCTTGGGATGAAAATCTGCTCAAAGAGGTTGATGCCAATCCTGAACTCAAGGATTCCGGCAGCAAACTCTACAAGGCCGTCTCTGAGATGCTTCAGAACCATGCGATCCTCCGCAACTATCCCAATGGGATCAACGATGCGGTGGGTATCGCCAAGGTCAAATTGAAAGCGGAGGCCGCCTCCGACTTGGAGAAGAAGGTTGCAGAGTATGAGCGAGAACTCGCTCAACTCAGAAAAGCGACGACACCGGCTTCCAGCCAACCGTCAGGTCCGGCCAAGACCAAGTCTTTCAGCGAACTCTCGCTAGACGAGCAGGAACGCGAATTGATGAGGATGGCGGGCGAGGTTGATAGGAACGGCTAGTCACAACAAGGATATAAACTAAAATGGTCACTACTGGTTCAGTAACCGCGCAGTTCCAGACGTACTTCTCGAAGGCGTTGCTGGAGCGTGCGCTCCCCTTGCTCCAGATGGAGCAGTTTGCTATGAAAACCCCCTACCCGACCAAAACGGGTGGGAACAAAACGATCCGGTTCTTCCGGTTCAGCGATCCGAGCATCAGCGCTATCGCCAACCTCTCCGAAGGCACCACGCCTTCCAGCGGTGACGAGCGCGATCTGACGCTCTCCTCGGTCGAAGCGACCCTGGTGCAGTACGGCTCCAAGATCATCCTCACGGACGTTCTCTTGGCCACCGAGCTGTTCAGCCACCTCGCCCAGGCCACCAAGCAACTCGGCGAAGATGCCGCGCTGCACGCCGACACCCTCTGTCACCGCGCTCTGGTTCAGGATTCCTCGACCAGCACCGGTACTGGTGTTGCCACGAAGTCCTACGCTCGTTACGCTCAAAACGGAACGAACGGCACGACCTTCGGCACGGCATCAACCCCCAACAGCAGCATCACCGCGACCGACCTTCTGGACGGCGCGACCAGCCTGTTCATCGCCCGCGCTCCCAAGATCAAGGACGGCTACGCGCTTGTTGCGCATCCTGCCGTTATCCGCGATCTCCAGCAGGACGACGATTGGCTGAAGGTCTCCAGCTACTCCGCCCCGGATCAAATCTTCAAGGGCGAAACTGGCAAACTGTTCGGCGTGAGCGTGATTAGCTCCACCAACGTTCAGACGTTCAACACCTCCGCCTCCGGCGTGGGTGAAGCCACGGTCAGCACCGGCGCGGTCTACGCGAATGTGTTGCTCGGCGGCGGTGCGTTTGGCGTTCCGAGCCTGTCCTCGGTCGCCGCTTCCGGCTCGCCCTTCGCTCCGAAGGTCACGATCCTCGACGCAGCCGACAAGTCCGACCCCTACGGCCAGCGCGTTGTTGCGTCCTTCAAGACGTTCTACGCCGCCAAGCAGCTCGACCCTCGGTTCTTCCGGGTGTTGTTCAGCAAGTCGAACTACTCGTAATTCTAATGGGAGCCATGCTGATTATCGGTATGGGTCCCCGGAAGGCGGGGGAGGGTAAAACCTCCCCCGCTCCTTCCACCAAGGAGAAGTCGATGAAAGAAGGTATGGTTAAACTTCCTCTGTCCATGTTCGAACTCGGTGAGGGCGAGGAAAACGCCAACCCCGAAGTCGGCGACATGGTGGAACTCGAAGGCAAGGTTGAACGGATTGACGGCGATATGGCCATCGTGAGCGTGAGCAATGCGATGTCCGAGGAGCCTGAAGCCGAAGAATCCAACGAGCCTGAGATGTCCGAGGAAGACCGGATGATGAAGATGGCCGAGGAATCCGACAAGGAGAACTACGCCTAATGCCGATCTACCAGTACGAAGACACCCGCAACGGATCTGTCGTCGAACTGGAGAAACCGGTGGCGGAACGGGACTCAGTCCCGCGTTACCTTAAAAGGTTCCAAGTGCCACAAAGATTGAGCCTGGTGGGGGTTGGCGAACCCCTCGACAATCCGCTGGGAGTCAATCAAACAAATCTTATGAAGGGGTATTACCGCCAAGAGCAAAAACTTGGCAGTAGATTTAAGAGTCGGCACACGCCAGATAGCATCAAACGTGCGGCGGCTCAAAGGAGATAAATTATATGGCAAGTGAGTTTCAGCGCAGTCCTATCAAGGCGAAGAACAAGGCCGTCCGCATCGACGGTCAGGGCTTCACCAACGTCATTGAGTTCACGGCTTCGTCCAGCGGCGGCACGGTTGACACCGTTGCGACAGCCCCGGCTTCGCTCAACGTGACCCTCAACGGCACTTCCTACCGCATCGCGTTGCACAGCTAATGCGCCTTCTATCCAGACTTACTCTGGGTGAAGCGGGGACGACCATTGCAACCTCTGCTTCCACCAATGATGGATCTTTCGATGGCGTTACGGCTCTCTCGGCTGGAACCATCGGACTGACCATCAGCGGCGTGACGCACACAGGACTCGCCATGGCTGGCGGGGCAACGGTTGTTGGGGATATTTCCCAGGTGATCCTGTCGTCCGGTGGGCCTATCGCAATCTACGTCCGCAAGGACTAAATTTGTGGTTAGGGCGTTGACGCTCTGCCTTCTGCTTGCCGGGTGCAAGCCGGAGCAGAGCGTTGACGACTTCCCAGAAACCATCTACCCTAATACCCCAACGATGCAGAGCGCAGTTGACGCAATGGAGACAAAATAATGGGCCGCCAGTGGAACACGATTATTGAGAGCTTGGGACCGCTATCCGGCGGGACCATGTCGATTAACGCCAATCTCACCGAGATCGAGGCGTTGCTTACCACGCTTCAGGCGGATGTGGCGGATGGTATTCCGCCCATTCGTGGCACGACCAGCACTGGAACTCTGACTGCTGGCACGACCAACGGAACCTTGTTCGCCACCAACTCCACCCGCAACTATCTTCTGGTGCAATGCACAAGTGGAACAGTGTTTATTGACACCAACGGCACGGCCAGCGCAACCGACGACATTCAGCTTACCGCTGGTCAGGGTATTACTTGGGAGGGATCATTCATTCCAACCGGTGCGATTGCGGCGATTACTTCTGCTGGAACTGCAAGAATTATAGGAGTACAGGGTTAGTTTATGGGCTTCTTCGGCGGCGGCGGGGGAACAACTCCCGTAAACATGGTTGGTGCCAGCACAGGAACGGCTGGAACTGCTGGGTATGTCCCAGCCCCCGCCGCAGGAAAGAACACCCGCTATCTTTCCAGTGATGCGAGTTTTGGTGAGTTGCCGCTATATCCAAAGTTTAAGGCATCAAATACTACATGGCTAAAGCCTGTTATTTTTGCCCTTGGTACTGGTGGGTCTTTAGGGTCTCAAGCTCCAGCCGCACGCAGAAGGCAGTTCGGACTAGGTTTTTTTCCTGATGACGGAACGATTGATACGCTTGGATGCCGTCTTGTCGTGGCACCAGCATCAGCCATCAATGTTCATATTGCTTTATGGGAATGTTCCGAAGCTGGGATTCCATCAACACTAATCGTTGGCGGAACACAAACCAGCGGCACAACCGGCAATACGGATATTTCCGTAAGCGTATCTGCAGCAGATGTTAAAAGGGGATATTATTTTTACTCATTCACACAAGAAACCGCCGGTGGGTCTTTTAATGGATTCAACCAAGCAGGTGCAAACATTGGTGCAGGCATATATGGAGGGCTAAGTGGAGTGGTTGGAAGCGCGCAAAGTCCTTATTACACAGCAACCACATACAACCAGACAACTCACGAGACATTTTTATATGACGCATCTGGAATCACTCATGTGGCATTTCAATACGCCTAAAAATATGGGAACAAAAACATTTCACAAACACCTAGACGGCTCCCGCACCTTCACCGACACCCGCACCGTCGAGGAAGCCCACGAGGAAAACCTTTCCCGCATCCGTGAGCTAATTACCGCCAAGATCACCGAGGCTGGCTACGATGAAATCTGGCAACGCAACGCCGCCCTTGGCGTGATTGATGCAGAGCAGGTGGAGGATGGCAGGGCTTTCATTGCAAACCTCCGCACGGCCTACCACGACTACAAGGCGAGGCTATTGGCCGCAACTAGGGACGAGGCCGATGCAATTCAATATGTCGCCCCGCCCGTGCCGGAGGGGATCTAGTCCATGTGGAAAACCCTCGCCATCTGGCTCACCAATTTGAGTTTGCGTTTCTTGATGACGCAAAAGGAGTACGCCTGTTTCAGGGAGGCGTTGAGGTTTGCCGGGGAGAACAACACGGTGGCGAGGGAAACGAAGTACATAGGGAAGGTGAAGCACCTGCTATCCGTCAACCGCTCGATCAAGCGCATTGTGGAGGAGGGTCGGGATCGGGACGAGATTGTGGATGCTGTCGTGCATCTGGCCGTTGCGTTAAAGTATCTGGAGGGTAGGGGTCGTGAGTCTTGACGAGATCCATGAACTTCGGGAAAAATTCGGGTCGATGGCCGAGCGGCTGGCTAGGATGGAAGAACGCCAAGTTACCCTGATCGGGATGGTCGAGCGTTCCCTATCCAGCTTTGGCGACCTGTCCAATAGGGTGACTTCCCTGGAACACCTTAAAACCAAGATGCTCCTTGTGGCAGGCTCGATTGGTGCTATTGTCAGTGTGGTCTGGGATGCGATCCGCTCCCGGCTCACCCAGGGAGGATAGGATACCATGGCTTCATTTTCAGCAGGAACAACCTTTACCGACGGAGTCGCCAATGATGTAACGGCGGCCAAGCTTGGTGCGCTTGTCAACAACGCCACCCCGACATCCGGCCTTATCCAAGACCGCACAGCCGAGACGGTGACGGCCACCAACGACACGCTTCTGATTGGGGATGCGTCCGATTCGAATGCGTTAAAGCGCATTACGGTTGCCAACTTTGCCCAAACTCTTCCAACCGCCAAGATCACTACTGGGACGATTGACACGGCAACGCTTGGCACAACCACCGGGACAGCCGCCACGTTTACCAACGGAACAATTCAAACGCTTACATCCGGCACGCTTTCTTCAAATCTTACTGGCGGCACCTATTCTGGTGTTGTTAATTCATCCACTGGAACCTTTGGAGGATCTTTGACAGGCTCGATCAACGCCACAAGCGGAACCATCCAGACGCTTACTTCCTCCACGCTTTCCTCCACGCTTACTGGAGGAACATATTCAGGATCGTTAAATGCAACCACTGGAACCGTGCAAACGCTGACTTCTTCGACGGCAATCATCAGCGAAATTGCCACAGGAAAGAATTTTGCAGTTAATGTCGGAACGCTTTCCACAACAAGCGGAACACAGCAGCTTGATTTTACCAGCCAGGGTTATTTGACCCACTCGATAACTGGAAACATCACATACACGGCCACAAATTACGCCGAGGGCAAAAGTCTTTCCATTCGCATAACTTCGGATGGAACGGCTAGAAACCTTACATTCCCAACAAGCTGGGTGTTTGTTGGGGCAAAACCAACCAGCATTGCTGCAAGTAAAAACGCAGTGCTTTCCATCACCTCGTTTGGAACGACCGAGGCAAATACCGTGGCTGCCTATGCCGTCCAAACGTGAACACGCTTGGATTAAGAAATCTTGGGTTTGTTGGCAGGGATCAGATTCTAGCATCTGGCGGAAGTATTACAGATTCTGGCGGATACAGATTTCATACTTTTACAGGCTCTGGATCTTTTTCAACAAATTTTAATCTTACGTGCGATTTATTGATTATTGCTGGAGGCGGGGCAGGGGCTGGGGGCAGGGGAGGCGGCGGCGGAGCTGGTGGAGTTGTCTATCTCACATCTCAAGCCATGAGCGGAAATTATACTGTAACGGTTGGCGGCGGCGGAGCGCGTCAGGCTACCGACACATCCAGCAGGGGTGATAACGGGACAAACTCTGAAATTTCATCTTTTACGGTTGCTGTTGGCGGCGGTGCTGGTGGAACTAGAAGGGGTAGTGGTTTTGTTAACTATAATGGAAATGACGGTGGATCAGGAGGGGGCGGCGGCGGTGCGGCAGCAGGAAGCGAAGCTGCGGCAAGGGCAGGCGGCAATGCAACATCTGGACAAGGCAATAATGGTGGGTCTAAAACAGTCACAAGCTTGCACGGCAGTGGCGGTGGAGGAAAAGGCGGAGTTGGAGGATCTTCTTCGTCTGGAAGCGGTGGGAACGGAGGTGCTGGTGATAGTTATTTTGGAACTACCTACGCTGGCGGTGGCGGCGGAGGCTCACAAGGCGGAACAGGAGGAACAGGCGGAAGCGGAGGAGGGGGAAATGGCGGAACAGCAGCACAAGATGGTTCTGATGGATCGACAAACAAGGGCGGTGGCGGCGGCGGTGGAGGCACAGTTGGACAAATTGGCGGCTCTGGAGGTAGCGGGATTATTGTAATCCGCTATGCAATTTAATGGCTCACTTTGCTGAAATAGATAGTAACAGCATTGTTCTAAGGGTTATTGTTGTAAATAATTCAGACATTCTAGATGCAAATGGAAATGAATCTGAAGAAATAGGCAAACAATTTTGCAATCAACTTCTTGGTGGAAACTGGATTCAGACATCCTATAATTCAAATTTCAGAAAACATTACGCTGGCAGGGGTTATACATTTAATGCTGAACGAAACGCCTTCATACCGCCCCAGCCATTTAATTCTTGGACTCTGGACGATGAGACTTGCACCTGGAATGCTCCATCACCCAAGCCTAATGGAGATTGGTATTGGGACGAGGAAACAATTAGCTGGAAGGAAGTAATCAATGACACTGTCTGAAATTGCCACATTTGCGGGTGAAAAGATCGGCAAGACCGATGCCGACACCGTAACCTTTCTCAAGAAGTCCGCCTCGCTTAATTATCGGCGCGTGTGGAACTTCGCCCCGTGGCGGGAGAGCGTCACAACCTCCACCTACTCCGTTGGCACCGGGCGCACCATCACGCTCGGCACCAATGTCGAAACCCCATTATCCGTTGCCTATGACCAATCCGAAGTTGAACCCATTGATCTCTCCACCATCGTCAGCCAAGACGCTGACCTGCTCGAAGACACCCGCACCGGCACGCCGGTTCTTTACCACTTTACTGGCCGCAATACGAGCGGAGTTGCACAGCTTGATCTGTATCCGAGACTGGAAACTGCTGGGACCATAGCCTTGCGCGTGGTGGAGAAGCTAAAGTGCGTTACCCGCAACAACTACATTGTTGACTTTCCTCCGTCCACCGACGCGCTGGATGACGAACTTCGCCTGCCTCACGTACATCAGGTTGTCCTTGCCCTGACCCATTCCGATGCCTTGGAGCGTGAGCGTCAGTATGCCAAAGCGGCCCAGATCGTTCAGACCGCCAATGCGGATCTATCGGCAATGGCCAACTACGAGTTGAGTCAGGTTGGCGGGATCAAGCAGATCACGCCGTCCAGCCTGGGCGATCTTACGACCGAGGAAATTACCGCTTCATAAGGAGGGCTTTTCGTCATGCCCTATTACATCGACTCGATTGATGACGTTCTTTCCATTGCCGGATCTACGTCGTTTGAAGGCGGACAGGTCTCTGGCGTAACGCCTAACCTGATTGGAAACAACCAGGCCAGCGAGCTTTACAATATGACGATCAGCCCAAGCGGGACGCTTCAGACGCGAATGGGTACTGAAACAATTTCGACCAACGTATCGTCCGGCTCGCCCATTCAGGGGATGCACTACTATGACACACCCAACATCGAGGAGATTGTGGTGGCAACCAATGGCTCGATCTTCAGGACAACCAGCGCCACAAGCCTTTCCACCACCGGCGGAACCGTGGCCAGCGGAGCGGTGAATGTAAATTTTTCGCAATTCAACAATCGGCTTTATTACACCGACGGCGTCAGCAATGTTCATTTCACAGACGGAACAGTTACCTATCGCCA